TGGGCTAACTCTGTATAACCACCTATGTGATTACCTTCGTTGTCCCAGATTTGTGGTACGGTATTCATACCTGCTTGTTTAAGTAGTGTCAATAGCCATTTACTACTTGGTGAATTAAGTGAGTAGGCCGTGAAGCCTACCCGTTTTTCTCGTAACAAGTCCCTTGCCTTAGCGCAAAACTCACACTTGTCTGTGCTTATTACTACATAGCTCATACCAGATCTACTATCTCACAGCTATCCCCAGAGCAAGCCATCGTCTGCATAGATACTGTGTTGTCTTCACTCTCGTACTCATTAAGTAGCTCCCAATTAATATTAGCTGGCATCTTGGCAAGCATTTCTTCATACTCCTCTTGGGTGCAATCCTGATAAGGTGCTTGCTGATAAGTATGATCTGAGTGTGGCAGAAATGATACACCTGACATCTCATCGAAGTGTTCATAAACAAATGCACCCACAGCCATCCACTCAGCATCCCGTACAGAGATAGTAACGCTAGGCTTATGCTCACACCATGAGCGTTGATACGTCAGCCACAACTCAAGCTGCTCTACTGCTGTCATGTCGTTACGTGTAACTGCACCACTGGGAGACTTTACAGGAAAGCTGAACACCACAGTAGAGTCAGGCTTCATAACGCAAGGCTCATTAGGAATTTCCTGATCAATCATGAACTGTGTCAGAGGATCTTTATTGTCACCACGCACAGTACGGATATAATAGGGGCTGTGACGAGCATGTATTCCACTAGCAGAATCAACCAGTTGTGATACCGTACCCGATGGTTTCACGCAGCTGATAGCAGCACTGACAGGGATGCCAAGCAACTCAGCCCACTCAGCGTTAGTAGCCACAGCGATGGATCGTAAATGCTCAAGTGTCTTCTCCAATCCTCTGTTTTCATGTGTCATTAAAGGGTTGTCCATGATGCCTGTCATAGACACGCCAAGCAACCTCTCTTCTGCTGTGTTCTTCTGCCATACCTTACGTAAGTAGGGAAACTTAATCATGGTAGACTGAATTGTACCCAAGATTGTAGCTAGGCGTACCTTACGTTCAAGATCATCAATGGTATCTGTAGCACGTACAACACACTCCGTTAAGTTACAAAATTGATACGGGCGTAAAATTATTTCAGAACATGGGTTAGTCCCGAAGTCATAGTTAGGATCACGCCTACCAAACTTAGCTGCTTGCTTCTTGGATGCTTCACGATTAAAGATGCCACGCTCACCAGACTTAGACTCAACCAGAGACAACCACTCACGCATGAATGTTTCCATGTCTGGCTTCTCACTGTATGATACAGAATTATTAGCCAAGGCACGGTGTCCTGCAGTCTCCCACCATTGACCTGACTTAGCATATCGCATACGATCATCACTAAGATTAGACAATGAGATCATAGCTGAACGCCTCACCCCACCCACGACAACGATCTGACCAATAAAGCACATCAAGTCGTGACATTCCATAGATGATAGCTTACGTCCCTGTGCAGCCTTGAATGTAGATACAGCAAAGTTAAATAGTTCTATAAGAGGCGCTGGGCCTGATGCTCTACCGCCAAACGTTTTAAGCCTTGCACCTGCAGGGCGTACCTGAGATACATCCCACTTAGGTATTTCACCAGCCCAAAGGAGCGCAAGAACTTGACGGAACCCCTTAGCCCAGCCTTCCTTACTGTCCTTAACGACAACGATAGACTCACTCTCGAACAACTCAGGCACTTCTGGGAGCTTGCTGATGAACTGGCGCTCAACGGAGAATCCAACTCCAGTCCCGCAGAGGAGAATGTACATAGCCTCATCGAAGGACTTAGGGTCATCTACGGGTAAGTAGCTACAGTTGTAGCCTGCAGTGTTGTCACGATCAAGCGCTGGGCCTGCTGTCATCATTGCCCGCATAGATGGCATAATCTCTTGTCCAAGGATAGCTTGCTCAAGGTCTTTGATTAGGCTGTTCTTTACACCCCCTACTGCTTTAGCTACTACATTATTCATATAGCGTGATACTGTCTCACTATATGACTCACGCCCTTTACCGTCGAAGTATTTTGCGTACCGCGACTTGTGGATGAATGCTTGGTAATCTGTTGGTAATTCGTTGCTCATCTATTGTCTCCTGATCCTCTAATAACACCCCGTCTTGCACGGCTGTTTAGTTTGTCCATGTTAGCCTGCAGTACTTCTGTTAGGTCACTGTTAAAGTAATTGGCTAGGGCAGTAACGTAGAACACTACATCACCTAACTCTTTGACTAGTTCATCTGGTGAGACTTTTGTAGAATCACGTAGCTTCTTCTTGATCTTCTCTGCTACCTCACCTGCTTCACCTACTAAGCCTAGTGTGTTCTCAACTAAGCGTGTCTCGCCTTCTGTGACGATCTTACCTTCAACCCAGTATGAATAATCCTGAGTATTAACGTCTGCCATTGCAGCGAATGCGTCTATGTCTTCCTGAGTAATCATTGTCTCTCTCTCACGTTTAAGTTTTCTATTTCAATATCATCTATGTCATAGATAACATCTGTAATCAAGTCATGAATGTCTTGTTCATGATTATCTTCGTATGCAGATAGTATGTTATTACTGTCATCTATCTTAGCAACAAAGGTTATACTAAACTTCTTCATGCATTCCCCTCTGTCTTTGTCCAGCGGCCTAGCCTGTAGACGTTACCTTCTACTTTAACGGTTCTATCTGCTTCCAACTCTTCTTCTGCCTCTGCGTATTGATCAGGAAACATGGCTTGCATTATATCTGCTCTTAAATCAACAAAGTCTTCCCACGCATCAGGGTAAAGCTCTAGGTATTTCTGTGCTGCAGACATGGTAAGCGCTTCATCTAAAGCTGCACTCATACCATCCTCAGAACCAGCGGAACCAAACACCATTCCTGTTTTGATGTTACCAGTCCACTCACCTTCCTCAATTACAGGAGATAATATAATAGCTATATCACCAGGTTTTATCTCATAGCTCATTATTCTCTCCTCTTTACTTTGACACGTTGCTCTTTCATACGCTTGCCCTTTTCTTTCAGCCACTGCTCAGGTATCACACGGTGCGCCCATTGGAAACCCTTCTGATCACACCAATCGCAATACCTACTTCTAGCGCCCTTGTAAAGCTTTGAGTTAGCATTACTAAATACAAAACGAATATCTAGTGTAGGGTGCTGACGTTGTATCTCTATATGTTTACGTCTATCTGCAGAAGAAAACAACCCCTTCATTTCTATTATGATACCATTGTCTAATTCAAAGTCAGGTGTGTAAGTACGATACTTTAGATCCTCCCATTCTATCTTTAGCTTTTCATAGGCTACGATCTTCTGCCTGTCCTTGAGGTACGCAGCAGCCTCAACTTCAAGACCACTGCGATACAAGCGAGAGTTATGTCTTCTAGCCATCTAAGTACTCAGGTGCAATGTAAGTATAGTCTACCTCTTGTGGGTTCTTAGACTTACTAGGGATGCTAGGCCGTGGCTGCAGGCTAGTGTGGCACTTGTGCTTGAAGCTACAGAACTTACATGATGATGGTAGCACCCAGTTGCCTGTCTTCTTACGGTAGAATGTCTCTTCTACTGGTTCATAGCAACGCTCAAACGGTTCATCGTTATCTATGTAATCAGCTAAGGCTTGGATGTCAGCCAGCACGGCTTCTCTGTCCACCTCAGAGGCGTCTACGTACTTGAAGTGACCATTAGCCTTGTTCACTGCCCACCAGCCACCTACATCCTTTCCAGCGGCCTCTGCGTAGCCCACAAGCTGTGCCACATATCCAAAGCTGTCACCCTGAGAGAGTGTCTCAAAGGATGCAAACTTGTTATCGTATGACCAAGGTGATGCAGACTTAACATCATCAATACGCCCATCCAACTCCATGTCATACTCACCCTTGATCTTCTGACCGTTAGGCAGGTTAAGTACAACCTTGTCATTGTCTTTGAAGTCTACCCCTGCTGCACGTAGCAGTCCCTTGAACACAGCCTCAACAATATCACCAAGGATCATATTCATTAGGAAGTGTGGCGGGAAGGGCGTCTTACCCTCTGGATCATTCTTCTCAAACCATAGCTGGCACTTAGGCTTACCAATGTTAGACATACGCAGTCGGAAGTTATCACGTGGGCCTGAGTTGAACTGCTTGTCCATAGCTGCCTCAACGTCAGCGGCAACCTGTTTGGTTACCGCCTCCGTCATTGTTGCTTCACCAGCCATGGCCTTCTGTAAGAAGTTAAAGACCATTAGTTCTGCTGGATGATTCATTATTCCACCTCAATGAAGTCGTTGTTGAGAATGTCATTAACCATAGCCTCATCAGAGGCAGACATACCCTTATTGCTACGCTCATTGTGTAGATCCAGCACCTTGCCATTCATGTACTCAACAAGATCAATGAAGTCTTTTAGTGTATCATTGTCACTGTCAGACAGATCAACGCTGCTACCTAGCTTGGCTTCAATCCTACCAAACTTAGCACCTGTAGGAATACTATCCTCTACACCCATCATTTTAATGGTAGACATGATAGGTAAGAGATTCTTACGGTTCAAGCCATTCAGTACAGCATCAATGCTCTTGAGTGAGTCACGGTTCTTAACATCCATGACCACAGGCACATCAGTAAAGTTACCTGTCACAGGCTCACCCTTGTCATTGATAGGGTTGTCTAGTGTGACTGTGGCAAAGAATACCTTGACACGCTTGACTGTACGCATGATCTGTTTGGTAGCCTCAGGTAGTGACTGGAAGTCTTCAATGTATCCAGTAGGACGCCCCAAGTTAAACCCACCAACGCTATCCTTCATGTCACCGTTGAGTGAGTTAGACATGATAGACTTCTCCATCTCCTCTGTCTCACTGTTCCAGCGCTGCCACTGATTACGTTGAGCAAATATACGTAGGGTAATACCATTGCTGTATACCTTATCCTCACCCTGGACTAGAGTGAAAGCACCGATTGGTACAACCTCTGTCTTGATTGTCTTACCGTTAAACTCAACCTCACCCATGATAGGCTGGTGGATCATACCGACACGTGCGATAGATGGTGTAGCCTGCTGTGCTGGTGCGGAAGACACACCCATAAGCTCAGCCATAGACTGTCCACGATCTGCTGCGATTTGTAGTTCATTGCTCATTTCTATATCCTTTTAATAGAGTCAAAGAGTACCTAGTTATACCTCATACATCCACTGTGTCAAGCCAGTTTGGCCCGATTTTAGCTTCTAATAATAGTGGTACATTCATTCTTACTCCATACACTGACTCAACTAGATCAGTCAAGCCCTCATTCATATCATTTACCATACCTAATACCTGATCTACTTCATCAGGGTGTATATCAATAACTGTTGAGTCATGTACAGTATTTACCAGACAGGATTGCATAGGCTCAAGACGCCTGTACATCTCATTAAGCACGACAGGTACAACATCACCTGTTGCAAAGCCCTGCACTGGATAGTTCTTGATCATAGTGAAGTGTGTTACACTCCCGTTTGACCTACGAGATATGTCAGGGAAAGCATACTGCCTGCCTGATACGTTAGTAATCTTATTGAAGCGCATTGCCTCCTCACCTAAGTTCTTATGCCATGCTGCAATCCCCTTATACTTATCAATGAATTGAATGTAGTATGCCTCCTCTGCCTTACTTCTACCATATCCTGTAGCCCCAAAGAGAGGCGCAAAGGTATGTTCCTTGGCTTGCTGGCGCGTTGTAGGCTGGCCTGCATCAGAGATAACCTTGGCTGTGTAACTGTGTACATCAAAGCCTGTGTTAATCTCCTCAATAGCAGTCTCATCCTGTGACAAGAATGCTGCCGCCCTAAACTCAAGCTGGGCAAAGTCAGACTCACATATGTAACCGCCATCCCAGCGAGACACAAACACACGCTTAACAGGGAATGTACCCCCACGTGGCATGTTCTGCATGTTAGGTTCCTTACCACTGAAACGTCCAGTAGCTGTCACACTCTGAGTGAGCGTGGCGTGTAAGAAACCATCATCCTTTGAGTAAATACCTATGCCATCCACAAACGTAGACAGATAGCTGCTGATAGCAGAGAAGCGTAGGTAGTCTTGCAGGAATGAAACAGCCTCATCCTTGTTGTGTGTCTTGGCTGTACCAATCAGGAGTGTCAGCTTATCCTTACTTGTACTGAACCCATTGGCACTGACCCACTTCTTACTAGGTGCAGAGAACCGCAACCCAGCAATCTGTTGTGTCTGAGTAAGCTGGAACCCACGAGTGTCACAGTCCTTGCACTTGTTGGGCTTAGCAAACTTAGTGCCATCCTTCTTGGTCTTGTATGTCTTGCCTAAACCCTCACAGGTAGGGCAGGTGAATGCCTTGGTACGATAGATAGGCTGGCTGTTGGAGTTTACTGCTGAGCGAAATTCAGCGGGTGTGTTGGTGAACTCAAACAGTCCAGCCCATTCCTTCTTGTTATTCATACGAACACTAAACACAACCTGAGACATCTGCTCTGGTGAGTTGATATTGATAGGCGTGTCACCCATAAGCTCACGCACCTTAGTTTGAAGTCGTGTCTCTAGCTCTGATCGTTCATCCTCAAACTGCTTTCTAACTTTTTCTAGTTCTTCAAGATCCACCCTGATTCCTGACATGTACATTCTGGTGAGGGTCTTGCAGGTATCGAAGGTAACATCTCTGACTGTGTGAAGGGACTTACTTTCTGGGGTAGCGTAGTCTGCTTCGATAGAGTGGAACAACTCACTAGTTGTGAGCAGGTCAGCCCTAAGATAAAGGCTAAGCTTACTGAGATCAGTTTCATTTGTGTTGATACCTTTCTTGATACATGTAGACAGGTAGTCTTCCTTTTGCTCAGCAAGGTCACGGCGTATGGCACAGGCGCTAAGAGAGATAGCATCCTTCTGCCCACGTAGAAGTAAATACTCTGCAAGCATGGTGTCATAGATAAGGCCATCATAGGTGAAGCCACTTTCCCACAGCCACATTAAGTCATGCCTAGCGTTGTGCATGATGAGCAAGGTTGTCATGTCAAGAACACTCTGTATCAATGCACGGCCTGCACCTGATGTATCCTTAGCTTCATTGTGATCTAATGTTACAGTATGTAACTCTTCGTGATTGTCAGCATTGACCATGCCAACCTGAGTCAGCGTGTTGGTAGGCTCAAAGGGATCGTTAAAGATCTTGCCATCCCTCCAAGTCACACTGTTCTCAACGTCTAATACTAGTCTCATGTCTATCTCCTAAGCCGTGTAGATAGAACGTGATCCATCTAGCACACAAGTAATCTTTCCCTGATACCCGTTTAGTTTGTTCTTTGCAAGGTTAAGATAGCGCACTGGATCTTCATCCTGCCCCTCAACTTGAGCAGCCTTACCAATAAGTACCATAAGGTCTGCTTCTGCAGCCTTGCCTGTCTTGCTGCCTTCCATCATAGACTGGTTAGGATCTGTCCTACCCTCTGCCTCTGCGCTTAACTGTGACATCCATATCACACAACAGTCATACTGTTTAGCAATGTTACGGGCATGGATAGCTGCAGCCTTGAGGGTAATGTCACTGCGCTCACTCTTCATGTCAGAGAACTTGTCACCCATGTCTAAAACAACAACATCAGGCTTCTCCTGTTTAACAACAGACTCAACCCATGCCATGCCCTTACCTGTGCTTTCCTTGAACATGATGTTCTTACGCACAGGCTCATAGCGCATACGTGCTAGGGCTTGGTTCTCTCGTACCTCCTTCATTGTCATATTAGCAGAGGCACTGACGTAACGTGACGCTACTCGTGTGTATGCTTCCTCATTGCAGAGGATAATACAACGTGCGCCTTGATGAGCGAAGCCACCATCAGCTGCGATAAGAGAGGCGTGGAAGGATGTCTTACCTGTGTTGGGACGTGCGCCTACCACAACAAGGTGACCACCACTGACACCCTCTACCTTACGGGCTAGGGTAGGTATGTTGAATGACCAACGTGACTCAAGGGCGGTAGCATCTAGGATTGTATCAAGGTCATCATCTTCCCAGTCAACACGCAGGTTAGGCGTAAAGTCATTCTTGTATTCCTCAAGTAGCTGACGCAGTGGCTCAAGGCTATTCTCTGTGCCATTCACGTAGTCAAAACCCAGGTTAGCCACAACATCCCCAACGTGCTGCTGAAATAAATGTGACAGTGTGTCCTGTGCTATCTCTTCCTTGATAGGCTCCGCAATATCTATGCGGCGAAAGAGTGCATCATATGCTGTACGTGTGGCGGTGGTCATGCTCTGGTTCATACGGTTGAACACAGCCTGCAAGTCCTGCACATTCATGCTGCCATCGTATGTTTCCATGGCGCTGTCTAGTGCTTGCTTAATCTTGCGTACATCCTTACTAAAGATCTTGTCGGGGCAACGAATGCCCTTGTGTTGATTATAAAAGTCACGGTCAAGTAACGTTTTAATAAGAGCCAGTTCCATCATTGTTATTCTCTCCTACAATTATACGGTATATAACCTCAAGGGCCACTAGAGGCCACATGAGTGCAAATCTAATAGGGCCAGAATTATTCTCCTCAGGATCTTCTGGCTCTACCATGTGATATAGTAGTGGTACGGCTAACACATAAATGGATAAAGATCCAATCAAAAAGTACAAACCTTCATCGCTCATGTCTTAACTCCAAGTAATACGCCCCTTCTTTGCTATTGTATGCAGCTATAATATCTAATAATTGTTGGCTGCTCATGATTAACATTTGATAAGCGTCCATTTCTGGTTCATACTGTCTCATAAATACAACACCATCATCACCTAGTATAACCTCAACGTCTTCATGTTCATCATGCTGATCAAGTGTTGTGATTACAGAAGCATCTGATTCAAACTCAACTGTGTACATCTGGTTGATCTCCTACAAGAATATTTACGTGTGCCACGTTACCATCAACACGAGTGATGACAAACTCTAGACCAGCCTTAGTGAGTAATAATCTTAGTTGACCTATAGGTATCATAGCTTCTCCTCTCCATTAAGTTGATTGATACGCATCTGACAATAGCGTTGAACTTTCTCTAAGTCAATGATCTCACTTTGTAACTGCGTCTTACCCTCATACATCTTGTAGCCTGCACGACTGGCATACTTAACAATGTTGCCACGCCAGAAGTCAAAGCCATTACGCATGATGTATGTGATAGGCTCAATGTCCCACCGTGCATAGTGTGTAGGTTCATTCACGATGTCTGATGTATGCTCTGACAATACACTCTCCTTAAAGTCTTCACGTTCTTTTATTAGTCGATTCCATTCACTCTTTATCATTGCTCTTCCCATTCTTTGCGTCACGTTCTTGAGCAGCCTTGCGCTCCTCTGGTGTCATAGGTCTAACATCTGTGAAGTCTGCCTCTAAGGGCCATTCATTATCAGTCATCATCATCCTCCGTCAGCGCATCCCAAGATACAGGGAATAGCTCAATCATCTTACGGTCAATCTGTTGTGCTACCACTCGTGTCTCTGCTTGTGTGTCAGGCTTACAGCGTAGGTTACACATGTCAGCGAAGGCATCCAAGCTACCTGACCAGTACCACTCAGTCATCATAGACTGTGGCAGTACCATACGTGCTTGCTCCGGGCATACACCTGCTTTAAGTAAACCCTGATATGCATCAATACAAGCATACATAGCTCTACCTACAGGTACACTGCCCCTTACTTTTATAATCCCCGTAGACCCTTGCTTCTTATCCTCGCTACGCCCACGCCATTCTGTAGGTGTGTAAAACTCAGGCTCACTGTCCACATACCTACGGCTAATCTCATTCCAGCGTAGGAACTTATGCTTGACTAGCTGCCGTGCTACAAAGACTGGAGCCTTGACATGGAAGGATGCAAAGCAATGCCCAAAGGGGCTGATGTGCTTGTGCTTGGCTAGGTATTGGATTAGTTTATCGTCCTTGTGTGAAAGTATATACTTACCCTTAACCATATCTATGCATTCAAGCTCACTCTTTTTACCAAAGCTTACTCTAGCAGCATTTACTACAGACAGGTCAGATCCCATATGCTCAATGTAAGTTGCTTCAATCATGTTAATCTCTCCCATTGCCAAACTGTTCCCTGTTCAGGTCTCTCTGCTTTATAAAGATTAGGTGGCCCTACGTCATCCATGTAATGATGCCCATAACGATAATGATACTCTTTTACTGCCTCGCCCTGCTTAATAAAACATTGCGTTATTGTACCATCCATAGGGCAGAAAAACTCTAGCACCCAAAGCTGTTTAAGGTCTCTAAACTTTTGTTCTGGCAGCTTAAATAGCTCGTCAACAGCCTCCCACTTAATATGATCTTTAATCATCTGCATACTTCCTTTAGTAGTTTAATATCATCAGGCACTTTATATTTTATATCATCATACAGCTTCATAGCAACTGTATCAACGCCTGTCCATAGCTCAATCTCTCTTCTGAACTGTAAAGTTTTATCCATGGCATCAGGATCAAGGGCTATGGCTACCTTTCGATACTCACCCACCTTATCCATGTGTTTAGTGGATAGTGATGTACCAAGGATAGCCAAGGCTGTGATGTTAGGTAGCAGCTGGCTTGCAACTACTGCAGAAACGACATCTTCTACAATTAATACGACATCCCCACTGCCCACTGTGAAGTAATCAGCCTCACCAGTATAGCGATACCACTTAGGCATGGTGCGCTTACCTACTGCACGTCCCACTGCATCAATCAAACGTCCACGGTAGTGTATAGGAAACACAACACGCTCCTGTTTAACATCATACATCAAGCCAGGATAGTCGCGGATACCCCAGCGCAAAACAAAATCCTTGTGCTTGGTATGCTCAAAGGTAGGGTTGACTAGGTAAGCAGGTATTTCCATGGTCTCAGCCTCTTCTGTGCCTCTCTCAGGCGGTGGTCTCATACGCATAATAATCTCTGCTGCTGTCATGTCTGTCTCATAGATGCCACCCACCCGACAGCCTAGCTTGTAGCAGTTATACTTCATTGTGCCGCCATCGTTCATGGCTGTGAATGTACCCTTACCCTTGCACTCAGGGCAGTTATTACGATAGGTGTCACCATCGTGTAGGTTTAGGGCTTCAACGTAACTACGAATGTTCATCGTCATCCAATCCTTTCATGTAACCGCACTCTTTAGTTTCAAAGAACTGCCAACATACTCTATAGTCTATATTATACCACTCACCCCGTAGTTTCTTTTTACAGAGGCTTTCGTGTATTTCCTTTTCTATTCCTCTTGCACTCTGCTCAGACCAAGGGCCAAAGAATGCCTGTAGATTAAGAGGTTTACTATTAGCGCACTGTAATGCCTCCCTTCTCTTAAAAGGGTCTTTACTTATTCCTATCTTTGTTGTTGTGTCTTCTCCATCAACCGATATAAAATAAACATAACAGCCTTCTGGATGTCGCAAGTAGAGATCAAAACTAGTCATTAAGTTCATCGTCATCGTTTCCTCTAGCTGATAGTGCCTTGGATGCACCACTGAATGTGTTGACCATGTAAGGCTTGATGGATGCCACGTTCTTGTGGCCCGTCACCTGCATGATACCTGCTAAGTCTACCCCACCCTCCATCATCTCTGTCACTGCTGTACGCCGTAAGTCCATAGCTGTCAGTGTGGTAGGTAGATTAGCTTCCTTTAGTACGTCATTGATAAGATAGCTTATTTCTAGTTTGTCATAGGGCGAGTACGCATTAGCGCGTGGCTTTATACGGGGCGCTACATATTCTTGAAACCCAAAGTCTTCCTTCTGCTGGCGCAGCATATCGCACAACCCTGTTGAGATAGGTAAATGTATCTCTGCGTTGCGCTTACTCTGTGTCAAGTCCAAGCGGCACTGGGTTAAGTCTAGCTTATCCCACTTGAGAAGGCGCATGTCACCAACACGCTGCCCCCAATCATATGCCATGTGGACAATCAGACCAATGCTGCGCCAGCGGAAGTCACCATAAGCTGTTGCAAGGAATGACTGCACTTGATCACGGCTCCACAGTACACGCCGTGGTTGACCAGACCTGGTTTGTACCAGAGCTACAGGATCATGCGTCATTACGTCATGTCTCATTGAGTGCCTCCACGCAGTAGATAGCACAGACTTGCGGTAGTTAGCTGTCCGAACCCCGACAGACAGCCACTCCTCATAAGCCTGAGTTAGATGACGTACCTTGATATTCTTATGGCGATAATCCCCAAGAGCCTTACCCTCAACCACTGTGCCAGATACGGCAGCAAGATGGATGTCATAATCTTTCTGTGTAGAACCTGCCAGACGACCAAATACAGCAGATTTACTATAAAAATCAATGACTTCCTGTAGTGTTGATGAAGCCTTGGGGATATTCATGTTAGTCTCCTTTTACGTTAGCGTACCAGAGGTACAAGAACCCTGCTAAGTAAACAGTCACTACCGCTAGTGGCAGGGCATGCATTAAAATGTAGGATACCATACTTCACCCCTATCTACATGTTCCTTAACGTCCTTAGCTGTAAGCTCTAATGCCTTAACCGTTCCACCGTTCCAGTATGCGTCATCAATCTGCCTCAATAGTTTGTGGTAGTAATCTGAGGCTGGCATAAGGTTAGTGGTATTGAATGCATGTACTTTCATAACTGGTGTACCTCATTATTGGTATATGATGCAAGCTCTTTCTCTTTTACTGTCTTGAATATTACACGGCGTATGCCTGTGCGCTTGAACAGTTTGGCTCGAACCTTTATCGCATCATCTGCGCTGAACACTGTGGTGACATACTCACCATCAGGCTGACCTACACTTGCGTAGACTTTTATAGCTTTACTTGCAATCATTAACTGTCTCCTTCATCATAGTACCAAGCGGTTGGATCATCAGGTAACACATAAGGCTTCCAGTGATTAGGGTTACCATCCTCTCTTGCAGGAGGACGGAAGTCAAACATATTTTTCAATGCCCAAGACTTATCACGCAGGTCACTGAGTTGTGACAGGCGAACATCCATCATCTCCATTGAATCCTCTATCATGCTATCCATACAGGTGTACACTTCCAAGAGTATCTTTACCTCGTCACGAGTGAGTTCTGTTTTAAGTGTCTTAGTCATTATACTGTCTCCTCAATTAAAACGTAGCGTGTGTACTGCTGACCAGTCACAGGGTGCTTACCCTTCACGCCATCAATGCGATAGCCTGACTTGCGTAGCTCAGAGATACGCTTGGTGAATGACTGAATGCTGTAGTCCAGCATAGCCTCACGCAGGGTTAGACCCTTGGTTGCACGTAGGTGAGCCAGGATTTTAGTGTTTTGTGTGTTAGTCATGTCTGTTTCTCCTTGTTTAGACATTTATAGATTAGTCGTTGTGTTAAGCTGCGTCAATGTTACCATTATATCACGTTGTAATTATGCAACTACTATAGTTTCTCAGGGTTAGAGTATACATCTTCCAAACGAGGATGCAGTATCTCAGTGAACTCTATGTCGCAAAAGTTACCACAGTCAGGCATGATAATCTTCTGCTGCCTACCCGCATCAGGGTCTAGCTCATCCAGAAAAGTGTTACGGATGCAGCTGTTACCTACTAAGCGTTCAGCCTTTGACATCTTATCGAAGGTATCAGGGAAGTCCCTGCGTATCTTATTCCAATACCCCTTGCCGCCCTTGACGCAGCCTATGCAGTTATTGTTTCCATAACCTAAGTCATACATTACTGGACGTTTTATTTTAGCGTGTGTCTCTAGATAATGTAAGCTCTCTGGCTTATTCATCTTGCTATCTATGAGCGGGAACAAAGGTTTAGCGTCAGGGTACTGTTCCTTGAATCGTATAGCTCTGTTGATCTCCTTCTTGCTGTACTCAAAGCCAAAGACTTGGCCCTCGTATTGTAATTCTTTCTCTAGTCTCTGGCGTACCCGCTTCTTGAGAACGAGCGTACACCTTGCGCCTCCTGGGCCATTGACATACTTGTCCTTGATTATTACGTCGAATTGATCTTTATACTTCTCAGGCGCACGTTCAGTTACGATCTCTCTACCGTACCATTCCTCGCACTGCTCTTTGAATCTTGCGTTGTCTGAATGTGCGCTATCAATGGCGAAGTAGATAGGCAAAATGTTATCTTTACCATACTTATCAATGGCTAACTTAGTAGCCACAGCACTCGTTACTCCTGCACTCCACCACGATATAATCATTTTACTATCTCATACTTTTTGTTGATCTGATTTAGGCTAGACTTAGCTATTTGCGCGTCACACATACAGCCCTCAATGCTGCACTCTGCACCCTTAACTTTAAGAGTGTGGCCCGTGACTAGATCAGTTAAATCCATGACCCAGTACCCACGAGATACAGATTGTAATTGCTCCTTGGATAATGTCATGGGTATGCGTTTAGCCTTGGGGCTTGTGCTATTTGATAGCCTTGGAAAAAAGTTAGGTGTCATTGTGTTACCTCTATCTCTGTCTTGATACCTTCCATGCGGCTATAAGTTTCCGCATGACGTTCTGCTTCATCCATGCGCTGCACAGTGTGATAGCATATTTCTTTGTTAGTCTTAGTGCTTGTCAATATGATGCGGATCATTGTGTAGTCTCCTTTATATAACAGTTTTTCATCTCCTTGTTAAAGTAATTGTCGTTCCATATAGTCATTGTTTCACTCCTTCGTTAACTATATTTTCTAGCTTCACATATACAACTTCTTCTTCACCTTCAAGCCATCCGTCTATTGCTTCTTGCACCCACCATAACTGCGATGCATTTTCTTCGTGTTCTACTCTGAACACTAGCTTTGTTTCAACGTAGTACATCTGTCTTGTCTCCTTGCGTAAGCGATAGCTACAGCTTTGTGTGAAGTGATGACGATTATCTTACCGTCATCACCGTACACAATCCATTTATATTTACGCTGAACTAACTGCATTGAACTCATATACTGCACGAGCGAAGCCACGAGGCGTTGCGCTGCGTATGTTCTTAGTCTTCATAGACTTACCGCCCAGCTTTAGGTGTTGCCTACTGTGGCCCTGCTCAGGCTGTACTGGATCTTTCCACGGCATAGTAAAGCCATTGCCTGTCCACAAGCATGTCTTTTTAGGGTAGGCATCCTTGGCTGCAATGTACTCAGGCCAGCGGGGATGTTCTGCATGATCGTCATGGATGTAGCCGCCATACTCATAAGGGTGGAAGCTATGGTCAGGCTTGCGCCACTTAGTAGCCAACACACTGACAGGGTTTTCTATGAAGTAAGGCACACCTAGCTCATTGAACATCTGAGCACATATCTTAGCGTAACTTACTGCCTTGTTCTGAAACTCAGGATCACGCTCTGCCTTGCGCTTGAAGTGCGCCGCACCTGATACAGCCATGTCAGTGCAGACAGGAAAGGCCATGCCAAACACAACGTCCTCAAACTGAAACTGTACAGCTATCCTGTTGAGTGTGCTCTGATCATGCAAGTCAGCTTTGACATACTTGATGCTGCCACCACTACCAAACACATCAGTGACTGTGTTATCGTGTTGAATATCAAAGGCGATACAGCTGTAGCCAGCCTCTGCCCAAGGTACAAGCGCCTCACCTGTGAAGTCATACAGGCTTAGCACATATTTATCTACGTTATGGTTTGTCATTCTAGGTTACCTTCTAATAGATTATAAACATCATCATAAAGATCATTAAACATTTCTTGCGCTGCGTCAACATAAACTAAGTCACCGTTTGGTTCTTCACGATATACTGTTGCCCATGCGGAACACTTATCTTTTAACCATAAGTCTGCAATCTCAGCAGCTAATTCTACATTGTTTCTCATAGGTCTATCTCCTGTTTAACTGCTTGCAGTGCATTAATTAGCCCATCAATAGTGTCATCAAATCTGATAGGGTCATAGTCATCGTTATACAGTTCACCAACGTCTGCAATCTCTTGTGCGTTTAGAAAGTCACCCTCAGAATGGCGAGTCCAATGTTGGGCGATGGATATGTGGCGTCCGTTATGACGCACCACGATATTGTTGAAGTCTATCTTTGCCATTGTTCTATATCCTTCTTGATTTATATGTTGTGGACGCGTTTCCATGTAGTCCAAGTGATAGCCTGTAGCACATGCGGCTTTACCTTCACACGCTTGGCAGCTTTGACATACGCCACCTGTAATTCACGATATTGGCGCTTGCCCATGTTAGTCTTATCAGAAGTCAATCCTTCACGTTGACCACGAGCAATATTAAGAGCGTGTCCATCTATAGTAACTTCGTCCAGTCCACGGATGTTAGAGTAGAATGAGCGTATCTTCTGCCCATTCAAGCGTGTCAGAATGTCATCATCATCAATCAAGTCATCCTGTAGAATAGACCACGCTTTTTGTTTCATCGTGTTATAGCATGACACCTTGAAGTCATCCAAGCTGTCGCCACTCTGCCATGCAGCGCACATGGTGTCAGTGTCTTTGCAATTACGTTCCCACCTATTGTTAGGCGATAGCGCAGCCATGACACCGATCACAGTGTTGACGGGTAGCTTGTGAGTGTCAGCTATTTGTACCGCCACACGTTCTGCCCTAGCGTACCATTCAACGCCATTGATCGTGTCATCGTTTGACGCTTGGCGGTATAGTTTTAGGATGTTGCGTACATATTGAGTCATCTGGTCAATCCTTCTGTGTTAAACTATCCAGAGAGTAGGCACCTTAGCGCCTACCTGTCAAGAGAGTTTTTATTTGTCACGCCAAACACGGATCACACGGTTAACTTTATCTGTGCGATACGAAAATTTCATACCGTTATTGGCTGGGCGTTCATGCTGTTGTCTAATCGCCATGCTTACACGACCGCTAACTTTTAAATAGTTTAGAGTGGTAGTCGGATCTACAGGCACAGCAAAACTAGAACCCACACTCATTTTAAAGAAGGGGTATTTATATTGTGAAACGCCATTGCGAGTAGGGGTAGGCTTTGGGATATTCTTTTCAACTTTATACATTTTGGTCATCCTTTTATGAGGTTATATTTGTACTGGTGATTGGTTAGATACACCACGAGATAGGCACAATCTTGGACATGCCTATCCTAGCTATATCTAATAAACCGTGCTACGTTTATGATCACACGCACCCTTTGAGCCAAACCCCCCTATTCAGAAGGGACCACGAGCGCAATTATCGCATGTATACGCCGTGTGTTTATCGGTCTAGTCAGAATTAAGGAGTGTCAATCCTATCATCCAACATGAATGCGCTTGTCTATGTGCCTATATCCTAGCAAGGATTCCACTACCGCATTGTCGTAGTGCAAGGCCCGATCTAACGGGATATGTCAAATAACGTTTAGTCTCTTTTGTCTTGCCCTATCGTGGACTGATTCGGTTTAGTTAGTCAAGTATTTTATTCGGTCTTACTTTTAGTCGGTATTTATATTCGGTCTTAGTATTCTATGCGGGTCTTCTATCCGGCTTGATCGTCTAGGACGCTGGCTTGTGCTAGGTCTTAACCTTGTGCGTTTCGCCTTGTCGCTTTCGATGTATCAACATTGGCATGGATTGCTTCCGAATGTCTAGAACTTTTTTACGATTTACCCTGATTATTTTATAACCGTATGTTTTTGTTGGATAATGTTGTTGCTTTTGTGGGCTATGGCTTAAATCGCTGCCTCGCGGATGTAATACTACCCGCGCGTTTCTATTCTACACCACGAAAAGGTTTTGCTTTTAGGGGGTATCCTATTTGTGATCACAAGAAGGGGGATATGCTTTGGCGTTTTGTGCATCCTTCTTTGATTTGTGATCACAGTTTTGAATCTGCCTACAAAAACGCCTCTTTTAGCCATTTATTGTGGATACATCAGTTATAGAACGTAACAAAATCAATAGCTTAGGTAGTCTGACACCCCTGATTTAGCATAATACCAGTCAAAACGAGGGGGGTGCGAGGGCCATGGCGGGGTATGGGGTACGTATATATACACAACTACACGCACGGGTATTTTAGGTTTGGCATATTATGTCAGTAATACAGACCTATATCTATAAAAGTGGTGCATTTACATCACACATTGTTACAAAGCTGTAATAATTAGTAACATTATCCTGGGTACGTGCATTTTAGGGATTGACACGTATGTTCTGTGGAGTATAACTACGTAGTAGTAGTAGACAGAGTTAAACATTTAAGTTAAACTTAATACAAGTAATAAATAATAAATAGTTTAACTATATAAAAAGTGTGTTAATAAGGTTACTGGACATAGGAAGAGTTTAACTTAGAGAGTTTAACTATAGGGGTTGACACCCTTCTTTATAGTTTGTACACTATCCATATGTAACACACATAAACTTGTATAAATATAAGTGTTGCACTATTGGTACGTGTCACAAAACATATGTGTACACTCTCCTCATGTCTCCTCTCTCCTAACATGTAGTTTGCGACACGTACCTTTCTTTTATTAAGAAAAGTATTGACAATGCCTTCTAAACCTGTACAACTATATGCAGACGATAATATATTAGAAGAGTTTTACTCTGCGTTAGCTGACGGTAGTGCCAAACGTATACGCCGTATTCATATCCCTCGTAGTGATGTATTCTATGTACGTGCTGCAATAGAGGCTGACACTGGTGTGAGGTACACTTTAGATCACGTAGAGAGAGCTATGTACTTAGAAGGCATGTTATCTCGTAATGATGTACTAGACCCTGATAGGGAACGTGAATATGGCAGATAGAGATTACAAGAGATATTAACATATTAGGTTAGTAATAAAGCAGGTAAGAAATAGTAAGGAGCTAAAAAATGCCAGCAAATAATTCAACAGCAAGACCAAAGAATCGTGATCAAAAACAAGCGACTCAGTTACTTAAAGATATAAAAACTCTTAAAGCCAAGCTTCGTAAACAATTAGGGAAGGGTGAAATAACCCAGACCGCTTTTGATAGGACTATGAAAAAACTTGACCCTTCTTTTAAAGGTGCTGTCGTTAAAGGTGTTCACGAACCAAAGATGCAACAAACTGAAAGAGATGCAGCTAAGAAGACTATGACATATTCTAGTTCTCGTAGAACAGGCAGAAAAGTTAAAAGTTAAAGGTAGTCCTATGGCTAGAGATTCTAGACTAGAACGTGCTGGTGTATCAGGTTTTAACAAGCCTAAGCGTACTCCTGATCACCCTACTAAGTCACACGTAGTTGTAGCTAAAGAGGGTGATACTATTAAGACTATACGTTTTGGTCAGCAAGGAGTTAGTGGTGCAGGTAAAAACCCTAAGTCAGCAGGAGAGAAAGCACGTAAGAAGTCTTTTAAAGCTCGCCATGCTAAGAACATTGCTAAAGGCAAGACTAGCGCAGCATACTGGGCTGATAAAGTAAAGTGGTAGCTATGAGTGATCTTAAACTTCCTGTAGCACTTGTAGCAGCGATGGCTATACAGCTTGTAGCTGCTGTGTGGTGGGTATCTAAACAGGCTCACACTATTGAGGTGTTACAGCAAGATGTTGTAGATATGAAGACTTACATTAACTCTATGGATATTAACTTAGAAGCGTTGATACAGTTTGCTACGTTTACTGAGAATAGATGGGCTGAAGAGTATAGCAACGATATGACATACGAGAGAGTGTTTGGCACTAAGGAGCCTACAGTAGAATGACTCTTATCTCTCATATGCCTTTACCTAGTATGCCTTTTCAGACACATGAGAACATCGTGTTTGAGAAAGCTGATAAAGATAGATCGTATAAAGCAAACATAGAAGAGAAGCCAGAGCCTAACCTAGTTACGCCTGACACACCTGTAGAGGACTTGAAGTTAGTTAATCAGATGTACGCCTATAACCCTGACCCTAATAAGCTACGTAAGCCTGACGGTCAGATAGTTAACTTTATTGTAGCTTAGCATGTGGGTAGGTATCATATTAATGTGTGCTAATCCTTCAGCTATGTCATGTCAGATAGTAGCTAAGCCTGATGTGTTCTACAGTAAAGAGTCTTGTGTTAATGAGACTAAACAGGTAGCTGCTAATATGATGCAGCAGGGTGTATATGCTATGCCTCAGTGTCATCAAATTAGTAAGAGTGTTTAACAATGCAAAAGAAGAGTAAGAGTACAGTCAACGCTGCAGGTAACTACACTAAGCCTACTATGCGTAAGAACCTCGTAGCTAAAGTAAAGGCTGGTGGTAAGGGTGGAAAGCCTGGACAGTGGTCAGCACGTAAGGCTCAGATGGTAGCTAAGCAATACAAAGCTAAGGGTGGGGGCTACAAGTAAAATGAAAGCACCACAGAAGTCTCTCAAGAAGTGGACTAAAGAGAAGTGGGGTACTAAGTCAGGTAAGCCTTCTACTCAAGGTAAGAAAGCTACAGGAGAGCGTTACCTCCCTAAGAAAGCTAGAGATGCCTTAACCCCTGCTGAGTATGCTGCTACAAGTGCAGCCAAGCGTAAAGGTACTAAAGCAGGTAAGCAATACGTAGCACAACCTAAGAAGATTGCTAAGAAGACAGCTAAACACAGGAAGTAATGAAATGATGATGAACAAGAAAAGTAAAGACACACACACTATGCCTGACGGTACTGTAATGAAGGGTGCTAAGCACGGTTACAGCTATGGTGGTATGGCTAAGAAGAAGAAACCTATGGGTTATGCTCATGGCGGTATGGCTTGTGGTGCAGATGTAAAACCAGCACGTCCCATTAAGAAGGGCAAGTCATGAAGTATTATCACAAATACCAGGAAGCCCTTGAAGCTGCAGGTTATCGTGTAGATGAGCACGGCTACGTGTGGGACTCTATGGGTAACCAGTCTGCAGGTGAAGACAACTACGGTAACGTACAGAGTAAAGACCCTAACGTTACAGCTATCTGTATTGAACAGGATGAGTCACCACTATTAGCCAAGTTAGCTAAGAAGATTAAACCTAAGAAGGCTGCAGCCCCTGCTGGCAAGAAACGTGCTCGTACAGATAAAGGTCATTTTGTAAAGGATGACCCTAACACACCAGAGAATGAAGCATGGGTTGACGAGTAATGGCAGTCTTAACCAGTGCAAAGTATGTAACTAAATCTATTGATGTAACTTCTACTAGTTCATCAAGCCCTCAAGATTTGTATGTATGTCCTAATACTTTTGTTTGTCTGGTTAAGTTCCTGCACTTATCTAATAGCGCAGCTAATAATAAGAAGATCAGTGTGTATTGGTATGAAGCTGCCACTACTACGCATCACTATATCGTAGATGACTTCTCATCAAGTGCTAACTCTATGCATGAGGTAGTCGAAGGTGGTGGATATATTGCACTACAGCCAGGTGATAAGCTGCAGTGCTTTGCTGAGACAGCAGGTACATACCACGTAACTATGTCTGGTGAAGAATACTATCAGCCTACCTAGTAAGTCATGACGGGTATGCACAAAATAAGGGTACTACACTAGCTATAACTAAGTATAACTATCTCCGCACATAGCAAAAGGAGATAGTGCAATGTTTAAGAACTTACTAACACGTATTCAGAATCATCAGCAGCGTAGAGCAGACTACTGGGTTCTAAAGAATATGTCTAACAAAGAGCTACACGATATAGGTATATCAAGAGGAGAGATATACAATCGTGTATACGGCAACGAACAGTGAGGATAAGTAGGAGTACACCCGTACTTTTGAGTCTAACTGTTTTAGCTCATATGTCTTTTGGAGATGTAGATAGGCAAACAGGCAGTGGACTCAGGAGAGGGGGGCTTCACTTTGATAGATCCAGTAACAGCAATAGGTCTAGCAACAACCGCATTTAATACTCTCAAGAAGGGTATTGCAGTTGGTAAAGACCTACAAGACATGGGTGGTCAGTTAACACAGTGGGCTGGTGCTATCAGTGACTTGGACTTTGCTGAACGTCAGAACGCTAAACCACCTTGGTATAAAACCCTTGGTGGTGGCGTTCAAGCAGAAGCAATGGAGATATTCGCAGCTAAGAAGAAAGCTGAGTCTATGCGTAAGGAACTGAAGGATTACATCTGTGTTATGTATGGACCTTCACACTGGGATGAGCTTATACGTATTGAGGCTGACATTCGTAAACAAAAGAAAGAACACGATCATAAACGTATAGAGATGCAGCGTAAGTTAATAGAATGGGGAGCAGGTTTTTTCTTGTTCATCCTTATTACAGGCATCTTTGTAGGTTTAGTATATTTAAGGACGTTACAATGACCCGACAACTAACAGAAAAGCAGCAGCGCTTCCTAGAGGTACTCTTTGATGAGGCTGGCGGTGATGCTGTAGCTGCTAAGAAGATGGCGGGTTATGATCCTGCGTCTAGCACATCAGCTATTGTAGAAGCGCTTAAGGATGAGATTGGCGACAGGACACGTACATATTTTGCTCGTACTGCCCCTAAGGCTGCTATGGCAATGGTTGGTGCCTTGTATGATCCTACAGAGCTAGGCATAAAAGAGAAGATGGTTGCAGCTAAGGACTTGCTAGATCGTGCAGGACTTGGTAAGGTAGACAAAGTAGACGTAACATCTGGCGGGGGTGTATTCTATCTGCCACCAAAAGAAGGTACAAACGAATAATACCTGAGAGAGATTTAGGGTTCTGGCAGTTACCATTACCTCCCAAGAACCACACAAAAGAATGGCACCCTATAGTTAAGATAACAAAGAGGATACCCTTTGGTTACAGGATAGATCCTGAGAACGACAGACTACTCTTACCCATTGAATCAGAGCTTGAAGCTTTAGAGCTTGCAAAGCGCCACCTTAAGCAGTATAGTTATCGTGCAGTAGCACAGTGGTTAAGCAAAGAGACTGGTAGAACTATAACGTTCACAGGGTTAAAGAAGAGAATTGAAGTTGAGCAGAAACGTAGAAAAGCAATTGCAATTAAACGCAAGCTTGCCAAGTGGCTCCAAGAAACGCTTGAGCAAATCGAAAAGCTTGAAAAGAAAGGTGCAGGAGCCTACACAGAACCTGACAAAGATAGCTGAAGAACCTGTAGTAGAAACTGTACCTGCACAAGTTAAGGCACCTGAATACGATGTAGAAGAAGCTCAGCAGGTAGTATTTAAGCCTAACCCTGGCCCACAGACAAACTTCCTTAGTGCGTCAGAACGAGAAGTACTTTATGGTGGAAGTGCTGGTGGAGGTAAGAGTTACGCCATGTTGGCTGATCCTCTACATGGACTGAATGATCCTAACTTCTCAGGACTACTAGTAAGACATACTACAGAAGAATTAAGAGAGTTAATACAAAAAAGTCAGGAGTTGTATCCTCGTGCTATACCTGGAATTAAGTGGTCGGAACGTAAATCGCAGTGGACTTCTCCTCAGGGCGGCAGACTTTGGATGTCTTATCTTGATAAAGACACGGATGTCACACGCTATCAGGGTCAAGCTTTTAACTGGATTGGATTCGACGAGCTTACGCAATGGTCTAGCCCTTACGCTTGGGATTATATGAGATCAAGATTACGTAGTAGTTCCAAAGACTTAGGTCTTTATATGAGAGCTACAACCAACCCTGGAGGAAGTGGACATGCTTGGGTTAAAAAAATGTTTATTGATCCTGCAGTCGGGAATCAGCCGTTTTGGGCAACTAACATTGAAACAGGTGAAACGATTACGTTCCCTAGAGGGCATAGTAAAGAGGGTATGCCTCTATTTAAAAGACGCTTTATTCCTGCCTCTCTATTTGACAATCCGTACTTGGCTGAAGCTGGCGACTATGAAGCAATGCTTCTCTCGCTTCCAGAGCATCAGCGCAAGCAGTTACTTGAAGGTAACTGGGATGTTAATGAGGGTGCCGCTTTTCCAGAGTTTGACAGAAAAGTACATGTTGTGGACGCATTCGATGTACCTGACTCTTGGGCAAAGTTTAGGGCTTGCGATTATGGTTATGGTAGTTACACTGGTGTTCTGTGGTTTGCTGTAGCACCTGATGAACAAGTGGTTGTGTACCGTGAGATGTATGTGTCTAAGGTTACAGCTTCTGATCTAGCAGATTTGATCTTGGAAGCAGAAGCAAGAGATGGTACAATAAGATACGGGGTGCTGGATAGTTCTTTATGGCACAACCGTGGCGACACTGGGCCTAGCTTGGCAGAGCAGATGAATCAAAAGGGGTGCCGCTGGCGTCCGTCTGACAGGTCAAGGGGTTCACGTGTCGCGGGTAAGAACGAGATACATAGACGGTTAAAGGTGGATGAGTTCACTGAGAAGCCTCAACTAGTATTTATGGATAGCTGTACAAATACTATTGCACAGATACCTAGTATTCCTCTGGACAAGCGAAACCCAGAAGATGTTGATACTCATGCAGAGGATCACTTGTATGACGCTCTAAGGTACGGAATCATGACACGTCCACGCAGCAGCATATGGGACTACAACCCAGCAAAACAACGCACTGGCTTTCAGGCTAGTGATCCATCATTCGGGTATTGATAATGGCAGAACAAGAAGAAATGTTTGAAACAGATGAAGTCGTAGCTGCAGAGGACAGTACGGATAGCATCTTTGAGACTAAATCTAGTGTTGTATCCTTTGTAGCTGATCGCTACAAACGTGCAGAAGACTCCCGTTATGCAGATGAGGAGCGTTGGTTAAAGGCTTACCGCAACTACCGTGGTTTATATGGCAAGGATGTACAGTTCACAGACACTGAGAAGTCTCGTGTATTTGTTAAGGTTACTAAGACTAAGACCCTAGCAGCATATGGACAGATCGTAGATGTACTATTCGGTAACAACAAGTTCCCCTTATCAGTAAACCCTTCTGTACTTCCTGATGGTGTAGCGGAGTCTCTGCATATCAATGTAGATCCTAACGCTGCCGCTGCAGGTAAAGCTCTTGATCCTGTAACAGAACAGCCTTCTCCTAAGCCGTACCTGCTTGATGGTGAGAATAAACTTCAACCAGGTGAGACACTCTCAGATTTATCTAGGCGTCTTGGCCCTCTCTCTAGAAAACTAGAGTCTGTATCTGATAGGGTAGTAGAGGGTGACGGTACTTCCCCTACAACTGTTACATTCCATCCTGCATTGATTGCAGCTAAGAAGATGGAAAAGAAGATCCATGATCAACTTCAAGAGTCTGGAGCTTCTACACACTTACGCTCTATGGCATTTGAGATGGCTTTACTTGGCACAGGTGTCATGAAAGGCCCATTTGCAGTAGATAAAGAATACCCTAACTGGGATGAGTCAGGTGAGTATGACCCTATAGTTAAGACTGTACCTGAGTGTAGTCACGTTTCTGTGTGGGACTTTTATCCTGATCCAGAAGCTAAGTCTATGAATGATGCAGAGTATGTGGTTCAACGTCATAAGATGTCTCGTACACAGCTTCGCTCACTCAAGAACCGTCCTTACTTTATGGCTGACTCAATAGGCATGGCTGTTGATAAAGGCCCAGACTATGTACAGAAGTACTGGGAAATGACTATGGAGGATGACGATACACAACCGTCCTCTGAGCGCTGGGAAGTATTAGAGTTCTGGGGTTATGTTGATATAGAGGTGCTTGAAGAGCATGGGGTATCTATCCCTAAGTCACTTAAAGACCTAGATGAAGTTAACTGTAACGTTTGGGTATGTAACGGTGAGGTTCTTCGCTTTGTACTTAACCCATTCAAACCTACACGTATCCCCTACTATGCAGTACCTTATGAGCACAACCCCTACAGCTTCTTTGGAGTAGGTATTGCTGAGAACATGGATGATACGCAGACGTTGATGAATGGCTTTATGCGTATGGCTATTGACAATGCTGCACTATCTGGTAATCTGATTATTGAGGTTGATGAAACGAATATGGTGCCTGGGCAAGATCTAAGCGTGTACCCTGGCAAAGTGTTCCGCAGACAGGGGGGCGCACCAGGACAAGGCATTTTTGGCACCAAGTTTCCCAATGTAGCACAAGAGAACATGCAACTCTTTGATAAAGCACGTGTGTTAGCTGATGAAAGTACTGGGTTCCCTTCCTTTGCTCATGGTCAAACTGGCGTTTCGGGTGTGGGTAGAACAGCATCTGGTATTAGTATGCTTATGTCTGCTGCTAATGGTAGTATACGCACAGTAGTTAAGAACATAGATGACTATCTACTGCGTCCATTAGGTAAGTCATTCTTCTCATTTAACATGCAGTTTGACTTTGATGAGACTATTCGCGGTGACTTAGAGGTTAACGCATCTGGTACAGAGAGTTTAATGGCTAACGAAGTACGCTCACAACGCTTGATGCAATTCCTACAGGTTGCACAGAATCCAGTACTAGCTCCCTTTGCTAAGATGGATTATGTTATTCGTGAGATTGCTAAGTCTATGGATCTTGACCCAGACAAGGTTACTAACTCCATGCAGGATGCTGCTATACAGGCTGAGATCCTAAAAGGCTTCCAGACTCCCGCACAGCCCCCTGCAGGGCCAGAAGGTGTAAACATGCCTGAGGGTAGCCCAGCGCCTGAAGGACAGGCTCCACAGGGCGTACAGGACACCTCAGGTGGTGGTGGCTCTCAGATAGGCATTGGCACAGCACCTACACCAGGTGAGCAAGGGTTTACTGGTAATGTCGCTTAAAAGCTTCGTTAACGATAAAACTACATGGGAAGCGTTCCTCGTTGAGATTGAGGAGCGCATCTCTACACAGCATCGTAGCATGGAGAGTGTTACAGACACTGCTGAGCTATACAGACATCAGGGTGCCTTACGTGCTCTTCGGCAACTGCAATACTTGAGGGACAAAGTGAATGGCAATAAATGATCAAATGGAAATGGCCTTTGGTGAACAACCAGAAGTAGACCCAGTGTCAGGCAATGAAGTACCTACAGGCTCCTTACCAGAAGAAGTACGTGATGACATCCCTGCTCAACTAAGTGAGGGTGAGTATGTTGTACCTGCTGATGTAGTACGTTTCTTTGGTGTTAAGTTCTTTGAGGATATTCGTGCAGAAGCTAAACGTGGTTTCGCATCTATGGAAGCTAATGGACGTATTGGTGGTGAGCCTATTGGTATAGAAATGGGTGGTGATGAACTGCCCTTTGACATCTCTGAGTTACAGATGGTTGATGATGGTGAGCCAGAACAGCCCATGATGAATGAAGGTGGTTTCATCTCTGGTTATGCTCCTGGCGGTTTAGCTGATACAGGTGATCTGCCTCTGACTGAGGAGAATTATCAAGGCACAGGAATGCAGCAACGTCAGTATACCAATGCTGAAGGTAATATTATTACTATATTATTCTTCAACAATATGCCTATGAGTGTAATACCAGCAGGCTACTCTCCATATACTCCTGAGGCTACACCTACTGAAGCTAAAGAAGCTGTTGTTAATGATAATGATGATGGCCCTCCTCCTATGCAAAACCCTGAGCCTATAGACTACAAAGCACTATCAGCAGAAGAGCTTCGTGGTTTAGTTGAAGATCAGAAAGGCACAAACTCAACCGCTATTTCATTAGGTCTAGGTATGCTTAATCCTCTTCTAGGTATGGCATTTAAAGCAGCTTCGTGGCATCAGTCTAAGCAAATAACTAAAGAGTTACAACGGAGAATGGAAGATGCTTCATTAGATGCTAAGCAAAAGGCTTTCTATGCAGATCTTACAGAGACTATGACTGCAGACCAGCCAGGATTCTTTGAGAGATTATTTGGCAAGACAGAAGAGGAAGCTAAGAAGCCTGATGTAGCAGGTACTGTAATGACCCCTGAGGAGATCACCGCTACAGTAGAAGCAGCTTTAGCATACTCCCCAGAAGAAGGATATGTTCCAACAGGTATGCCACCAATTCCAGCACCTTCTCCTATCACAATGAAGGTCTTGGACGATGAGCCAGGTGCTAGAGATTATAAAGGCCCATTAGCACCAACTGTTTCTAGTGATACAGACAGTGGCAGTGATGCTAGTGGATCATCTGACATATTTGCAGATGCAGCCAGCAACGCAGATGCAGGTACGGCTAAAGTAGTAGCGGCTGCAGAAGAAAACCTAGCCACTGAAAGTGAGATTAGTGACATACAAAAAGAAGGTGCTAAAATTAAGGAAAAACTTGAGTCTGCTGCCCGTGGCGGTGGAAGAGGTTTCTCTGATGGCGGCTTAATGAAGAAAAAGAAGTAACTACCCATATAACTATAAGGCTACCCAGCTACGGCTGGCCCCAACATAAGGAGTAATAAATGTCGGAAGCCCAAATTCAAACGGACTCAGTGTCACATAATCGTAACCTATCTCGTATAGAACGTGATGAGGTTGAGCTAAAAGAACTGCTCAAGCAAGCAGGGGTAACGCAAGATGAAACAGAAGAGGAAGCTGTTGAAGCGGAACCCAATAGCTCAGAGCCTAGCGAATCCTCAGTTCAGGCAGAGAATAGTGCCAAACAAGAAAAAGAACCACAAGCTAAAGCACAAGAAGATGAAGAGCTAAGTTCGGAAGAGAAGAACTTTAAGAAGCGTTATGGTGATCTCAGGCGGCACACTCAAGAGAAAGAGAAAGAGTTTCAGGCACAGCTTGATAAGCTAACTTCTCAACTTGATGCAGCCACAAAAAATGAGCTTGTACTACCTAAGTCAGAAGATGAGGTAGAGGCTTGGGCTAAGAAGTACCCAGACGTTGCAGGTATCGTAGAAGCTATCGCTGATAAGAAAGCTAGTGAACGTTCATCTGAGCTTGACGGGCGCTTAAAAGAGATTGAAGCTTTACGCTCAACAGCTAAGCGTGAGAAAGCAGAAGCAGAGTTACTCTCTATGCATCCTGACTTTAAAGATATTCGTGCTGATGATGCATTTCACTCTTGGGCAGAGAAACAGCCTAAAGTCGTACAGGATGCTTTATACGAGAATAGTGAAGATGCTAAATCTGTTGCACGTGTTATTGATCTATACAAGTCAGATCAGGGCATCAAGACTAAAAGCACTAATGACTCTGATAAAGCAGCTGCGTCTTCAGTTAAGGCTAAGGGACGTGCTACACCAGATACAGATGACTCATCTAAGTACCTCAGTGAATCACAGGTATCCAAGATGTCACTAAAGGAATACGAGAAGCGCATGGATGAGATCTTTGATGCTCAGCGCTCTGGTAAATTTATTTACGATATGAGTAAGAAATAGTTTGACATTTCTTTAATCGTAGATAAAACTATAGGTATGTACAGTGTCAGGCATTAACTGCCTGTACATGCTTTTCAATAAGCACTAGCCACACGAAGAACTACCTCTGAGTATAGGCCCAGCGCTTGAAGGATGGCCCTCCTGATAGCAATGCTGACTACCCTAGAACAAAGAGCCTCTTTTATTGTGGATATGTAGTGTCTAAATCTCACGCCATATCTATAAAGGAGAATTATTATGGCTATTGGAACCGCTGGTGGTGGATTTAACGGGAACTTCTCCCCGATTATCTACTCCAAACAGGCACAGATTGCTCTACGCAAGGCTGCTGTTACTAACGCAATCACCAACAACTCATATTTCGGTGAGATTGCAAACCAAGGCGACACTGTTCGCATTCAGAAAGAGCCAGACGTAACAGTCAACGCTCTGCAGCGTCACACAGGTATCTCAGTAGAGAAACTTGATGATTCTGACTTCTCGCTCACCATTGACCAAGCTAACTACTTTGCTTTCAAAATGGATGACATTGAAGAGCAGTTCTCAAATGTAGACTTCACATCTTTGGCTGCTGATCGTGCAGCATATAAGATGGCTGATGCAATGGACGCAGACGTATTGTCGTACCTCTCAGGTCACACTGCTGCTGGTGCTCACATCACTAGTTCATCAGGTGATAAGCAAACTGCTTTGACTGCTACTGGTGAATACATTGCTGCGAACCACTTGGACGCAACTGACTTCTCAAGCTTGACCATCTCAGGTTCTGCTACAGCAGGAGACTCAGTTCCATTAGCACCACGTTTACCAGGTGCAACTGCATTGTCAGCAACTACAGTATCTCCTTTAACAGTCGTAGCTCGTATGGCTCGTAAGATGGATACAGCAAGTGTTGACTCACGTGGGCGTTGGATCTGTGTTGACCCAGTGTTCGTAGAGATGCTCAAAGACGAAGACAGTCGCGTATTAAATGCTGACTTCGGTGGGGCAGGTCTTATGAATGGCTTGGTTCTAAACAACTTGCACGGCTTCCGTGTTTATGTGTCTACGAACCTTCCAGCAAAAGGCACTGGCGCTGGTACTTCTGGTACAACTGCACAAGACGCTAACTATGGCGTTATTGTAGCTGGTCAGGAGGATGCTGTTGCTTCTGCAGAGCAGATCAACAAAGTCGAGAACTATCGTGATCCCGACTCATTCGCAGACATCGTGCGTGGTATGCACCTTTATGGACGCAAGATTCTGCGCCCAGAGGCATTGCTAACAGTACGTTACAACGCTGCTTAATACTACTTAGTTTGTTGGGCTGGTCTTGTCAAGAGGCTGGCCCTTCAACACACTTATCATTAGGATAGCTCTATGGCTAATTATGTAACTCTAGTTAATCAGGCACTACGCCGTGTCAATGAAGTTGAACTTGATATTGGTGGTGATGGCTTTGGTGACGCACGTAACTTACAAGCGTTAGCTAAGGATGCTATTAACTCTGCTATACGTGAGATCCTGCAGAACAGCCAAGAGTGGCCTTTTACACTTACAACATATACGCAAACCCTTACCGCTGGTACAGGTGTGTATGACTTTGCCCCAGATGCTTCTAAAATTGACTGGGACACTATCTACCTCAAGCGTCTATCTTCTAAGGGTAATACACCTGCTAGACTACCTGTAATTACTTATGAGGATTACATACGTAAGTATCGCTCAGGTGAAGATGTTAGCGGTGCAGATGGACATAGCGTACCTAACATTGCTTACCAGACACAGGACATGAAGTTTGGTATTACACCTCTACCAGATGATGCATACGAATTAGAGTACCGCTACTGGTCATATCCTTCTGATCTAGTTTTTTATAATGATTTATGTATAATACCTGATCGCTTTAACACAGTGATAGTTGATGGTGCTACAATGTATCTTATGCGCTTTCGTGCTAACGAACAGAGTGCTTCATTACACCAGCAGAAGTTTGAGGATGGTATGGATAACATGCGCCGTTTACTTCTTGACTTACCTTTATATGTTAGATCCTCTGTAATAGCTGGCAGATACTTCAACAAGCAGACTGGCACTAACTAATGGCTGATAACCTACGTACCTTTGCTACACCTTGTATGGGTGGCTTGGTAGTTAACCAAGACCCTTTAACACAGGGTGGTCAGATGGCAGGTTCAGCACTGCGTCTTATCAACTATGAGCCTGCCTTGAATGGTGGGTATAGACGTATATCAGGCTATAAAAACTCTTATGGTGAGCTTACAGGATCAGCTAATAGCCCTGTGTTAGGCGTACATGTATCTGCTAATATTAATCAGGGCATCTTTGGTTGTCGTAAACCTGCTTCTGGTAATAACTACCTACACTGGTATAACCATTACTATGATGTTACATTAGCTTCAGGAGAAGGTGCTGGATTTAGTGTAGGAGAAAAGGTTACAGGTGTAGTTAGCTCAAGTAACGACGAAGGTGTAGCTGCTACAGGAACAGTCATCTCTAAAACTGCAAACGCTCTTGTAATTAACTTTGGCAAGCTACCTGATGCTATATTCTCTACAGGTAATGTTTTAACAGGTGGTACATCTACGGCTACAGGTACAGTACAGGCCACTCCTGTAGTAAAAGGGTGGCAGGCTGTTACTAGTGTAGGTTCCCCCACTATGACTGGCGTATCTAAGGTACGCTTTGAAAGTTTTAACTGGGGTGCAGCTAAGTTTGCTATGGCTGATGGCATTAACCCTGCCGCTACTTGGGATGGTACAACGTATGTTCAACTTAACGGTGGAGAAGCGCCCAGCGCACCTAGTTTAGTTGCATCATTTAACAATCACTTATTCTTAGCTGGTGACTCTTCTGAGCCTTACAACTTATACTTTAGTGCTCCTATAAATGAAACTGATTGGACACCTGCAGGTGGCGCAGGGGTTATCAATGTAGGCTTTGAAGTTATACAACTTAAGACTTTTCGTAATGAGATGTATATCTTTGGGCGTAATAACATTAAGCGCTTAGTAGGTAATAACATTGCTGACTTCGCACTACAAACAGTTACCTCTAATCTTGGATGTGTTGCCGCTGACAGTGTAGCAGAGTTTAATGGTGAGATACTATTTCTAGCACCTGATGGCATTAGACCCGTTACGGGTACTGACCGTATTGGTGATATTGAGTTGGCAACATTGTCTAAGCCTATTCAGTCTATCTTTGAAGATTATACAGCTAATGAAGACCTTGCTACAATGACTACTGTAGTAATAAAAAAGAAGTCACAGTTTCGTTTATTCTTTACTAACCAAGATTCACTTGGTATCATTGGCGCTATCAGGCGTAGTGGTCAGGGTGGTGCAGGGTTTGAGTTTAGTCAGTTAGTAGGCGTATCAGTAAACTGTGCAGACAGTGGTTACATTGGTGATGAAGAGTTTGTTATACATGGGGATAGTGTCGGGTATGTATTTCGCCAAGAGGTAGGTAATGACTTTGATGGTAGAGACATCTTTAGTTTATTCCAGACACCCTTCTACTACATGGATGATCCTGCTGTTCGTAAGTCTTTCTATGATGTAGATACCTACATGCGCTCTGAGGGAGAAGTCTCTGTAGTTATGGCTGTTGAGTATGACTATGGAGATCCTTCAGTAGAATTAAGTTCAGACTACTTCTTATCTACTGCAGGGGCTGCTGCCTTTTACGATAAAGCTACATTTGACTCTACAGACATATACGATGGTAACCCTTCCCCTGTAGAGAGTACTACTATTGCTGGTTCTGGTAAGTCTATCTCAGTACGTTACGTGGCAAGCAATACAAAACCTAGTCACACTATCCAGGCTATCACACTAACATATGGCCTAAACGACAGGCGCTAAGAGAGGAATAAAACATGTCAGGCTATACACGCCAATCCACTGCAGACATTGTACCTACCGCTGTAGTACGCGCAGCGCCTATCAACGCAGAGTACAACAAACTACGTGATGCTTTTACACAAAGTAACACAGGGACTACAGGACACAAGCATGATGGCTCATCTGATGAGGGTTCCTACGTACCTCTGATCGCTGACCTAGATAAAAAGAATTACTTTACAGTAGATCAGACTAATAATCTTTTTGGTTTATTTGTTGAGGTAGGTGGCTCTGCTGTAGAGCAGTTACGTTTTCAAGACGGTGCTATAGTTCCCGTCACTGATAATGACATTGACCTTGGTACATCCAGCTTAGAGTTTAAAGACCTATACTTAGATGGTACTGCTACTGTTGATACTCTTCAAGTTGATGAGAATGGTACAATCACAGGAAACTTTACGGTTAATGGTAATACTGTATTAGGTAATACCACAAGTGATACTGTAACGTATACAGCTAGATCAGCCTCTGATTTTTTACCTACTACAGATGGTACATATGATCTTGGCTCTACTACTCATGAATGGCAAGACTTACATCTTGATGGTACAGCTACCGTTGATACATTACAAGTAGATGAAAACGGTGTAGTCACAGGTAACTTATCTGTAGGCGGCAACATGAGCACTACAGGTACAAACGCAATAGGCGGTACTTTATCTGTAACAGGTGCAACTACACTAAACAACACATTAGGCGTTACAGGAGCATCCACTTTATCTTCTACCCTAGCAGTTACTGGTACGTCTGTTTTTACAGGTGCTGTTACTGCTAATGGTGGTGTAGTAGGAAACCTTACAGGTAACGTAACTTCTTCTGGCACATCTACATTTGCTGACATTGATATGTCTGGCACTATTGATATGGGCAGCAATAAGATTACGGCTGTAACTGATCCAACATCTGCACAAGATGCTGCAACAAAAGCGTATGTAGATTCTGAAGTTGCAGGTATTATAGACTCAGCACCAGGAGCACTAGATACCCTTAATGAATTAGCTGCAGCTATTGGTGATGATGCTAACTTTAGCACTACCATAACAAACAGTATTGCAACTAAGTTACCGTTAGCGGGTGGCACTATGACAGGTGCTATAGCTATGGGCAACAGTAAGATAACTGGTCTTGCTACACCTACTGCCTCTACAGATGCAGCGACAAAAGGCTACATTGATACTACCTTTAGTGAAACTGCTGCTGCTGCGACTAGTGCTACGGCTGCTGCTGCCTCTGCTGCTTCTGCCGCCAGTTCATACGATCAGTTTGATGATCGTTACTTAGGTTCTAAATCTAGTGATCCTACAGTAGACAATGACGGTGACGCACTTATAACAGGTGCTATATATTACAATAGTTCAACGGAACAGATAAAAGTTTATACGGGTAGTGTTTGGAAGAATGCAGGCTCTACAGTAAATGGTACTTCTTCACGTACTGCTGCTACTGCTACATCAGGCCAGACTTCATTCTCAGCAAGTTACGATGTAGGTTTTGTTGATGTATATCTAAATGGTGTCAAGCTTTTAGTAGGCACAGACTTTACAGCCACTAGTGGTTCTGCTATAGTATTATCGTCTGGTGCAACTGCAGGAGACATTGTAGATATTGTTGCATATGGTGCTTTTGTTCTTTCTAATCACTACACACAACCCCAGAGTGATGCACGTTATGCATCAATAGATGACCCAATTGCTATGGCTATTGCATTAGGATAAGGAAACAAATATGGCTAATACATTTAAAAATGCAGTTAGTTCAGCAATAGGCACTGGTCAAACAAGTGTCTATACTGTACCTTCTGCTACTACTTCTACAGTTATAGGATTGACTGTATCAAATATAACATCCTCAGACATAACAGTTGATGTTGTTGTTACTGACACGAGTGCCAGTGCAAGTGTCCACATAATTAAGGGAGCTACAGTGCCTGTTGGCGGTGCGGTTGTTCCAATAGGCGGTGATCAAAAGGTTGTGCTAGAAGCAGCAGATATACTTAAAGTTACAAGTAGTGCTTCATCAAGTGCAGATGCCCTTGTATCCGTACTAGAACAGACATAAGGAGAGACACAGATGCCCTACATTGGTAATCAACCTGCACCCACTAATGTTAGTAGTGCTAATATTACAGATAATTCTATAGTTAATGCTGATGTTAATGCTAGTGCAGCTATTGACGTTAGTAAACTTAGTGGTGCTGCACCATTAGCTAGTCCTACATTTACAGGTACAGCAACTGCACCTACCGTTAATGCAAGCACTGCACTACAAATTGGTGGTGTTGCTATTACAGCTACTGCCGCTGAATTAAATATACTTGATGGGGTAACTTCTACTGCCGCTGAACTTAATATCTTAGACGGTGTTACATCTACAGCAGCAGAACTAAATATTCTTGATGGAGTAACTTCAACGGCTGCAGAACTAAACAAGCTAGATGGTTATACAGGAGCAGTTGCTGATCTTAATAGAACAGACGTATCTACAGAAGGTCTATCAGAAGCAAGTAAAGTTGTGACTGCAGATGCTAATGGAGATATTACTGTTTCAGAAGAGTTTAAAGCAAAATCATATAATGAGACACACGTTGCTTTATCTCCTGCAGCAACTGTAGATATAAATTTTGAGTTAGGAAACTCTTTTTCTTTAACAACAAATCAAAATACTACTTTTACTTTTAGTAATCCACCTGCTTCTGGAACAGCTTATGGCTTTATACTAGAATTAACTGCAGGAGGAACTCACTCAGTTACTTACCCAACAGCAGTAGACTTTGCAGGTAACACTGCACCTGATGCACCTGCTAGTGGAGAAAAAGACATTCTTGTTTTTCATACTAGGGATGGCGGTACTAACTATCACGGTTCATTAGCTATTGATGCAGCTTCATAAGGATTTAAGATGTCAGTAACAACAACAAAGTTTTTCCATTCAGGGGGTGCATCAAAATCCTATTGGGTAGGAACTATTGATGCCAATCTTAATTATTTATTTGGTGGCGGGGTTGATAGTGATGATGATAATAACTACTATTTTGCTGCTGCCAGTAGTAATGGTACGCCTGGAAATGGACTACTTTTATGGAAGTTTAAACAAGATGGCACGTTATTAGCTAGTCACGAAGATGCAACTCCTACAAGTGCTGGTAGTGGTAACTCTTTTAATAATAGCTATCAAATGAATAAGATGACTGGAATAAGAACATTTAAATATGGTGGTAGCTCAACAAAAAATGCTATCGGTATCTTTGGTACTACTCCTACCTCTTCTGGTGGTTATCCTGCCCCAACCTTTTCAATGTACAATACTGATCTTACTAGGAAGTCTTTTTTCCATGATTATGGTGGCCCCTGTTATGGCTATCATTATAAACAACCAAGCTCTCCTAGTGGATATAACAACAGGTTAAATGAACCTTATATTAGCAACACGTCTGACATAAATACGGGTACATTTGCTGATATTGCTCCTGACGGTTCATTTATGGCAGGCTTAGGCTATGATGGTTATTATGGTATGCTAGGATGTATGTACATAGGAGCTAATAATACTTCATCAGGGAACCTACCTCAAGGTGCTGGCTTTCTGTATTCAAGTGCTAATGCCTACCCAGGAAGACAAGCATTTCCTGGCAATAATTTAACTATAGAAGTGGTAGACGGTAAGCCTGTTATTTTAACGGGTGGTATAAGTCTAAGCCGTCAACCTTATTGTGGAAGTTTTCTTGTTAATAATCCTACTAGCAACAGTGTAATGCCTTCAACTTGGATGCAATCTTGGCATGGCGTTGCGGCCAGTACTCAAATGCAGGATACCAAGGTTGGAACTAGTATTGCACTAACTACGCTGGGTCCTAATAAATATAATACCTTATATACACAAACACATTGGAGTTACTATAGAACACAGTATCTTTATCGTTTAGAATTAACTGATGGAGTACATAGTGATGGTAGTGGCTACACAAATTATGCTTGGCAATCAGCCACCATGAACCCATCTGGTGCATCTACTTCATCTACCTACGACATATTAGTACATGATATTGCAGGTGATCCAACAGGAGACTCTTTTTATCTCCTTTATCAAGCTAAAGGTACATATCTGATGCCTGATAGCCAAAATCATGATGGTGCTTGGTATATAGCTAAGTATACTCACGGTGGTAGTAATGCAACGTTACAATGGTCTAAACGTATATCTAGGGCCAAGAATGCTCCTGTTAATGCGTATGCCTCAAACACCACTAGTAGTAACCAGTGGACAGGTAAAATTAGATGTGATCAAGATGGCGATTTAATGTTTCAATTAGCTTGGAAAGTATCTTCACCTACTCAAAAAATAGAATATGGTGTAGGGGTTTTACCTGCAGATGGTGCTGGTATATCAGATGGTACTTATGGGGATTATTATATTATGGATCCGCATAACAGTTACGGAAATACACCTGTAGACTTTAGCAATTGGTCTAATCAGACTCGTAACATAAGCAACATGAATAGTTATACTAGTAGCTATTATTACGCATCAAATAATGATACATTCAGAACAGACAGATTAACACCTGCTTTTAGTGGGTATCAAGCACACTTAAATTCTGCAGCAACAAATGTAGTGTAAGAAAGGAAGAACTCATGTACGTAAAAATTACAAACGGAAGTGTAGATACATGGCCTTATACCATAGGGCAACTACGCCGTGATAACTCTAATATATCATTTCCAAAATTAATCCCAGGTGATTTTCTTGCTAGTTATGGTATTTTACCTGTAACACAACAGGACACCCCTAGCTATACAGAAAGAACACAAAAGATAGAATTAGACGCTACCCCAACTTTAGTTGATGGTGTTTGGACATTAGGTTGGACAGTCTCTGATAAAACATCTGATGAAGTTACAGAATATGACACAGTTACAGCAGTCACAAATCGTGCTAGGCGAGATATTAAACTTACTGAGACAGACTTCTATGCCTTGTCAGACGTAACAATGTCAAGTGAGATGACAGCATACCGACAAGCTTTGCGTGATCTACCATCACACAGCAATTGGCCTGATCTTGAAGACAGTGATTGGCCTACAAAACCGTAAGGATTAACAGATGAGTAAAGCAAGAGATTTAGCTAACTTGATGTCAACTGGCAATGAGTTGGCAGATGGAGATATTAGTGTTGCTGAAATAAATGACTTAACAGCTACGGCTGCTGAGTTAAATATTATGGATGGTGTTACTGCTACTGCAGCAGAGCTAAACTTTGTTGACGGTGTTACATCTAATGTCCAGACACAGGTAGATACTAAGCAACCTTATGCCACAATTACAGTTACTGTAGTGGACTCTGGCGGCAATAAGTATGCTCTTGATGGCACTGTACAGCAACTTGCTTTACTTACTCCTTCAACAACATATCGCTTTGATCAGTCAGATAGTTCTAACTCAGGACATCCATTACTATTTAGTACAACTTCAAATGGTACACATGGTGGTGGTAGTGCATTTACTACGGGTGTTACTACTGTAGGTACAGCAGGTAGTGCAGGAGCTTATACACAAATTAAACTTGAGCAAGACACGCCAAGTACTTTGTATTACTATTGTTCGGTACACTCAGGTATGGGCGGTGAAGTAAATAAAACTATATCTAAACTATCAGACTTAGGTATTACCTCTACTTCTACTGAGTTAAACATCCTTGATGGTGTAACAAGTACTGCAGCAGAGCTTAATTACGTTGACGGTGTAACATCTGCAATACAAACTCAGTTAGACGCCAAGATGACGCCTACCTATACGGGCGATGTAGACATCACTGGCGAGCTAATCGTTGATAGCTATAACGAAACCTATGCAGCACTTTCTGGCACAACGCCAGCGGTAAACTGCGAGGCGGGTAACGTGTTTGCTCTAAGCACTTCGGGCAACACTACCTTTACTTTCACTAACCCACCCGCTAGTGGTACTGCTTATGGATTTACCCTAAAGGTAACGGCTGGTGGCACTCATACACTAACATGGCCCAGTTCAGTAGATTGGGCTGGGGGTTCTGCCCCTGATGCACCTGCAAGTGGTGAGACTAATATTCTTGTATTTATTACATATGATGGCGGCACTACTTGGTATGGCTTCCAAGGCGGGGCAGCAATGGCATGAGTTTAATAAGCAAACTTACAACGATCGCTGCGGCGGGTTCTGGTGGGCCTACGGGTTCTTATATAGCTTTGGCACACAATAATTCTCCATATTTTACTTTATTAGACCATACTACTAAAGGCTCTGTTTCTTCTGCTGATACTTACACTTTAAACGGGGCAGGACAAGCAGTAGGATTTAGCCCTGAAGGAGAATATATTGCTGTTGGACATGATACTGTATATTTTAAACTCCTAGACCACACTGCTGTTGGTTCTGTGAGCTTAACAAGCAGTACTCGCATAATCGGTGATGATGTAGATTATCTATCCTTTAGTCCAACCGATACTTACATTGCAGTTGGTGAAAACAACAGAGTACATCTAATAGATTATAGTAATCCAAGTTCTGTTTCTAAAGTAGCAACTTTTACTTTTACGGGTACTGAAAACAAAGTTCGTGGCGTAGACTTTAGCCCCGATGGAAATTATATTGCTGTAGCACATCAGTCCTTACCTAGATTTACTCTTTTAGATCATACTACTGCGGGTTCTCTTTCTTCAGCAGATACTTATTCAATAGCTGCTGCTTCAGGTGACTACTTTGGAGCATATAGTGTGGCTTTCAGCCCTGTTGGAGATTATATTGCAGTAGGGATGCATGGCAACGGTGGTTATCCTAGAGTGGTTCTTTTAGATCACACTACTGCTGGTTCAGTATCTCTTGCTGATACCAATACTAATGTTCCAGGCGTTGCTAAAGGTCTGGCTTTTAGCCCTGACGGAAAGTACCTTGCAGTAGCACACACTACTTCTCCATACTTTACACTCTTAGATCATACTACTGCTGGTTCATTGTCTTGGGCTTCTTCTGTGATTTTAGCTGCAAATGATGGATACTGCGTAGACTTTAGCCCTGACGGTAAATATATTGCTGTTGGGCAAAACTCTACATCAAATACTTACTTTACTCTCTTAGACCACACTACGGCTGGACAGGTTTCTATAGCCGATACTTTTACTGGAACGGGTATAGTAAATGGAGTAGCATTTAGCCCTAATTAACTTGGTTGATGATGACTGGCCCACTAAACCATAATATAACTTGACAAATACACTAAAATAGGTTTAACTATGTCAGACGTAAAGCTAACTACAGAAGAGCTAGAAGATATGCTAGATCGTGCAGCTAAGCGTGGGGCTAAGTTAGTCCTGCGTGAGTTAGGTCTACATGATGAAACCGCTTCTGTAGACATACGTGAGATACGTAGTTTGCTTGATACATGGCGTCAGACAAGACAGAGTGTATGGAATACATTTGTAAAAATTACTACTATTACTGTGTTCACCTTCATTGCTGCTGCAATCTGGATGAAGATAGGTAATTAATAAGGACTATTATAATGGCTAAACGATTTGCAGGTTTCACTCCTGAACAGATGGGTAAGATTATACCTGAAATGAAGGGTATGCAAGCAGATGAGCAGGCTAAGTTCTTGGCATCCCAGCCTGGTGCTGCAGCACGTGTAGGTAAGATGGCTGAACTAGCTCAGAAGCGTATTGGTATGGCTAATGGTGGTTATGCTAAGAGGCAGGGTTATGCCAATGGTGGTGGGGCATCTGGCGCGGATCTTACGGATGCCATACGCGCTGCTGGTATAGATCGCAACGCATGGAATACAATGAGTGACGCTGCTAAGCGTGATGCTATGAATAACAACTCAAGACTAAAGAATGTTTTCTCTAGTCATGATAGCTCAAGCGGGTTTGATTTTGGCGGTGGTGCTGGTACTACTCCTAACACTACTGGTGGGTTTGATATGGGTATAGACACACCTGAGCCTGTTAAACAGCCAGGCGACTTTACAAGTGGGCCTGTATTACCTGTAGAACCTAAGTATGACCCCTCTAAAGGTCTACCTACTGCACCTGAGGGTATAACAGAAGCTGATTATGCACCCTTCCTAGAACAGATAGCTGGTGGATCAACAGGTGCAGGTGCTGAGAAGAACATTCCTGGCATTACTGAAATGCTATCCTCAGGTAAGCTACCAAAAGATCCTACAGACTATGAGATAACTGGCGAATCAAGAGACTGGACTATCACATATGCTGATGGGACTACACTAAAGTCTCCCTACAAAAAACGTAAAAGCATAGATAAAGAAGCAGCTAATATAGCTAATGTTCTACAGCAGTATAAAGAGTCTGACCCATACAAAGCCAGTGCTGCTGCTCAGGATCAGTACACTCAACAGCTAGACTTATATAAGCAAGAACAGTATACGCAAGCGGGAGAGGCTCTTACTGATGTAGGGGCTTCACTAGACACTGCACAGAAAAATGTGTCTCAAGAGCAGGGTACTCTAAACTCCTTGTCTCAACAGCTGTCTAACCTTCCCCCTGATGATCCCCAACGAGAAGTACTACAGAAGCTCGTAGATGAGCAGCAGGTCAAAGTCACTGTAGCTAAAGCTAATCTATCACAGGCTAATGCAAACGTAGCACGTGTAGGCACACCTAGCACTACAGAACTACAAGAAGCTGCTCTTAGTGATCCTATGTCTATGACTACTAAGGCTGATGTAGCTCTTACCTCTGAGGCGCAGAAGGCTGCGGGTATGATTGGGGAAGATAAGGGGCAGGCTGCAGAAGAAGCTGATACTGCTACTCAGACAGAGGCTAACATAGCTGCTAATGCACCCCTAGCAAAAGAGTTTGAAGCTGCAGGTATGACACCTAAAGAGGCAGCTGCTGAAGTAGCTAATGTCATGTCTAAGCTTACTGCTGTGACTGGTAAGCCCAGCGAAGAAGCGTTAACTCAGGCTGCTACTATGTCAACAGATGAGTTGGCACAGCTAGGTTTAACTGCTGCACAAATTAGTCGTGCTCAACGTGTAGAGGGTGTAGCACCCTTAGAAGTAACACCAGATATGAAAGTATCTAGTGCTGTAGACTTCGCACGTGCTAAAGCTGAGACTAACTTTACTGCAGCTACAGGTGTACCCTCTACTGAGGCTACCGTACAGGGACAGCTTACAGGACTACTACAACAGTTTGAGGATGGTGAGACACCAGCATGGGCTGCAGGAGCTATGAGGGCTGCTACAGCTACACTAGCTTCACGTGGGCTAGGTGCATCAAGCATGGCTGGTCAGGCTATTGTACAGGCTGCTATGGAGTCTGCACTACCTATCGCACAGATGGATGCACAGACACGTGCAAGCTTTGAAGCACAGAACTTGTCTAACAAGCAACAGGCTGCTATGTTTGCTGCTGAGCAACGCTCTAAGTTCTTAGGTCTAGAGTTTGACCAAGCGTTTCAGTCACGTGTACAGAATGCTGCACGTATCGCTGATGTAGCTAAGATTAACTTTACCGCTGAGCAACAGGTTGCATTAGAGAATGCTCGTATGGCTCAGACTGTAGACATTGCTAATCTAGATGCTAGGAATGCTAAGATTATGGCAGATGCTGCAGCTATGTCACAGTTAGACATGGCTAACCTTAACAACAGACAGCAGGCTAACGTACAACGTGCTCAGGCTTTCCTTGACTTTGATATGACTAGCATGAGTAACCAACAGCAAGTGGCTATGTTTAAAGCGCAGAGCCTAGCTAGTGTATATACATCTGACACTGCTGCTGCTAATGCTGCTAGACAGTTCAACGCTTCTAGTGATGATCAGGTTGATATGTTCTTCTCTAACTTACAGAACAACATTAACCAGTTTAACAATGATCAGTACAACTCTATGGAACGCTTTAACGCTGGTGAAGCAAATGCGCTTAGCCAGTTCAACTCTGCTCAGCAAAACTCTCGTGACACATTTAATGCACAGAACCAGCTAGTTGTAGCACAGGCTAACGCACAGTGGTCACAGGCTATTACTACCACAGACAATGCTGCACTAAACCAAGCAAACCGTGATGCTGCACAGGCTGCTAATAACTTTACCATGACAGGTTACAACAATGCCATACAACGTGAGCGTGATACATTAGCTTGGGCATGGCAGTCTGCAGAGAATGACAAAGATAGGGACGCTAAGATTGCTGTTGCTAATATAAGCAAAGGCTCTGATGATGACGATAGTGGTTCGGCTCTTAGCGCTGCTGCAGGCACATTCATGGGTGCTATTGCTTCTAACGCTGCAGACATCATCTTTACTTAAGGATAAATATATGCCATTTAATTACAACACACAAGGTATTACAAATCCTGATGCTAATGATCCCCGTAACTTAGGTGGCTCAGAAGGTTACGGTAACCCAACCGCTTCTGGCTCATCTGGTATTATGAGTAGCACAGCTAATACTACATCTAACGATGATGATAATGAGCCTAGCTTCTTTGAGAGTATTGCTAACCTCTTCTCTGGTGCTGGTGCAGACCTACCTAGTGATAACAATGATGACGGTGACTCAGGCGCTTCCTTCTATAGTGGCCCTATGTTTGGGCCTTTTAATAATGGATCTGACGATAGTGGCTCCGATAATAATAGTAGCTCTACAAGCCCTACAAATAAACCTCTTCCAACACCAGCAGCAGACCGTGCAGTGTATGAGGCGTTAGGCATTGATGTGCCAGAGGTGTACAGGGGTGAGCTAGGTGAATGGGAACCAGAGCCTAACATTAACGTGGATGTACTACAGAAAGCACTGCAGCCTGATCCTATCACTGTAGAAGAGATTGAAGTTAAGGCAGGTGACACCCTAAGCGGTATTGCAAAAGATAAAGGTGTACCTGTACAGGACGTAATTAATGCTAATCCACAGATTAAAAACCCTGACTTGATTCGTCCAGGTGAGAAGGTTACTGTACCAGATGTGTATTCAGGTGAGAGTACAATGGAGAGGATGGCTCGTGAGTCTGCAGAACTAGCTGCATCAAAGCGTGATGCTGCAGGCATTACTAGATCGTTAACACCAGAAGAGGTTAAAAAGCGTAACGCAGCGTTAAAAGCTGACTCAGAAGATCCTGATCGTAAGTTCTATCAATCAACTATACCTATAGAAGACCGCACGTTTCCAGCAGAGGCTGAACAGGCAGACGGTATTATGACTCCTAGATTGGATACTAAGGGAGAGACAGGCAGTATTATGAGTAAGCCTCTTACAGATGATGATATGGGTTTGCCAGAAAGTAGATCTACAGAAGAACAGTCTGTAGCCGCAGAGCAATACTTAAACGAAAACTTATATAGTACTGATGCACCGATAAATGTTTCTAATATGCAAATATCAGGTACTAACTTCTCAGATAGAAATAATGCTATTGATGAAGTGGCAAGAGGTCTTTCTAATACATACACTGATGAAGAAGTTGCAGCTTTAAAAGCAACTATAGCAAGAGAATCAGGCGTTTCATTAGTTGAAAGAAAGTATACTAAAGAGGGAGCTATAAGAAAGTTTCCTAACTACGCTACAGAGTTAAGAAGGTTACCTGATGATGTTTCTGGTGATGCTATATTTGATATAGTATATGGCAGAGAGAATATGGGTAATACGGAAGCTGGGGATGGTAGTAAGTATATAGGCAGAGGTCTAATACAAATTACTGGAAAGAATAATTACAGAGATGTTTCTGAAAGATTAGGTCTAGGAGATTTACTTGTAACTAATCCAGAATTAGTAGCTACAGACCCTGCTATTATGGTAGCAGCCACTAAAGCCTACCTAGATATGAAAGGGTTTGGTTCTGATACTCTAAGTGCTAATAGCCTTAAAGATACAATAGGTCACGGTGGTGGTGCATTAGAGGCTGAGACTAGGTGGGCAAACACAATAGAAGATCTTAGGACACAAGGAAAAGATGATCTTGCTGACGAATTAGTACTGAATAATGAGTTTACTGCACAAAGAGTGACAGGTACTGCCGTTGATGGTGATATTGGGCCTAATAGTAGGACGGCTATGACCGAATGGTTAGGTAGAGCACCTAGAAACATAACGGTTCCTCAGGGTACTTCTAATTTAGATTTGGTTAGGATGGTTAATACGGCGGCTAATTCCTAATGTTTGGCTTACCCCTAGAACTTATCACAATGCTCTTCTCCACAGTGCTAGGCGCAGTCATGTCTATCTGGGGGCAGAACACTAAGAATAAAGCTAGACAGCAAGAGATGATGATAAGTGGTATGCAGGAAGCCAGAGATCATGGCAAGACTGACACACACTTTGCATGGACACGTAGACTCATAGCATTATCTTCAATCTTTGCTATTATAGTCTTGCCAAAGCTAGTTGCTGTATGGTATCCTGAGGTTAGCGTTATCGTAGGCTACACTGAGGTGCATGGTGGTTTGTTTAACTGGCTATTCGGTGGTGACGGTACAGTTAAATGGCAGGCAGCACGTGGCTTTGTTATCACACCCCTAGACACACACATTGTATCAGCCATCGTAGGTCTCTACTTTGGCGCAGGATTTACTAAGTAAGGTATAATTATGGAACAAGACTTTTTTGATAGACCTATTCCAGGGCAATCCCTAACATCTGAACCAGGTAATGTTCCATGGGAGCAGCCACCACAGATGGCAGACATTGAGGAGGTTACAAAGTTCTACATTAATAGACTAGCTAACCAAGAAGTACTTGATGACTTTGGTGCTTTGTGTAGTGCGGGTGTACCCCTAGCTCCTATCGTAGAGAGTATCTACCAGCAGGGCATTACTCGTGGCTTACATACTGTTGATGCAGGTATGCTTGTAGCTCCTGTTATCCACACGTTCCTCAAGCAGGCTCTTCAGTCTATGGGTATCACTGTTAAAGATACAAATGCTGATCCTAAGAAGAAAGCAGAAGAAAAAGAGAAGCAACGCTTCCTGTTACTCGCTAATAAGTATTTGCTTGAAGAGGGTGATGACTCAGAAGATCCTGGCAAAGCAATGATACGTGAACTAGTAGATCAGGATGAGGGCGTGGAAGAAGAAGAGACCATGGAAGACATGGCTCCTGTAGAAACTGTAGAAGAAGAGCCTACGGGTTTGATGGCAAGGGGTTAAGACATGGCATTTGATTGGAAAGCATTTGGCGCAGCCTTTTTAGGTGAAGTCACAGAAGGTATTGAAGAGCGTGGGGCAGAGGCTAAGGCTTACAAAGAGAAGCAAGAGGAAGCAGCTGAGCGCAACCAAAGTCTGATTACCCAGCGTACTTCTAGAGCTAGACAGGCTGCACAGTATGGACGCCAAGCTGAAGCACTTATGTCTACACACCCTCAGGGTAAGGCTCTCGTGCGTCAGGCTATGGCATCTGGTATGGGTACGGTACAGGAGTTGTATGAAAAGCTATACGCAGCTGCAAATGCACCAGGCCAGAATGGTAGACTGGGAGTTGATGATGTTGAAGCTATCATTAACATGCCTAATATTCCAGCTGTAGATCAGTCTCTAATGGACATGAGCCTAGATGATTATGCTAGAAAGACATATGGTGCTAGTACCACTACACAGGCGGCTGTACCAGAAGATGATACAAGCGCTGTAGGGCAACTGTTTGGCTTTGGTGCTAAGAAACGTGTTAAGCAGGAGCTTGCTGAGCAGGACTTTGGTAGTGGCATGACTGTAGCTGAGATTAACAGGCTTGCTAAACAGGAGGAGTATACGTCACTCATTCCTGGCGCTACTATGTTGTTCACTGAGCGTAACATGTTTGATACAGATAAAGCCTTTGACTTCTCTAAGAAGATTACAGAAGTTACTGCAGATGCGATTGAGGGTGATCAGGCAGAGGCTTATATTAAAGCAGCTAGACTAGAAGCTATGCAGCCTGGTATGACTACTGCTGAACAAATGGCTGCTGCGAACAAAGCAGAAGCACAGGCTATCAAAGATCTACAGATAGTGGCTGCTAAGCCACTCATTGACTACTTTGCTGATGTGTATCATGCGGGTAAGTTCTTTGATAATAAACTTGCAGTACAGACTATTGCAGGTGTCATGGGTGAAGGGTATGTAGATACTCTAAAAGAGATGTACTCTATTGAAGCACCTGATGGTGAAGATACTGCTCCTGTAGAACCTGCAGCGGCAGAACCTGTAGAGCCTGTAGTAGAAGAACCAGCGCCTAGAGAAGATGTTACTCTTACTGAACCTGTAGATGAAGACGCAGAACAAGATGAGAAATATCCCACTGCTGCTCCATTCGATGAAACAGGCATGAAGCTTGTAGAGCAGGCTATGGAGGGTCAGTTCTTTGATGGCAACTACTCAGATAAGTATACTCGTGCTCAATGGGATGAAATGAGTAGAGCAGAACGTAGGGAAAGAGGGTTACCTGAATCACCTGCTGGTGGCTTTTTGAACTTCTACTTCCGCGATGAGCTTGATGAACTGATAGCTCCTTCTGTTGCAACTCTGAATATTATACGTAATGCACCTGATCCTAATTATAAAATTAAGATTAGAGGTAAGTTAGGTGCATTTAACATAACTGCAGAGCAACTAAAGCTACTAGATGAATCTTACTTTATTGGAGAGAATCCTAGAATTACTATTGAAGAGTATTCAGAAGGTGAAGATAGAGTGAGAAAGAGTATATCTCGTAAAGACCGTAAGATTTTTGAGGCAAACTCATGAGCTACGAAGAATCCCTAGCACGGCTTAATGCCTTTAAAGCTTCTACACCTATAACTACAGGGGTAGAAACGTCTAGTAACTTCTCACTAGATCCAGGTGTCACTCTAAAGAAGGATGATCTTAAGAAAAACTACGAGTACACCACAGCCATTCGTGACTACATGATTGAGCGTAAGGGTGTAGACTATCAAGACACAGATGAGGAAACACTTGTAGAAGACTTTGTAGATCACATGCGTTACTTCAATGCTAACACTGTGTCTACTGCTGGTGAGGTACGCTTCATTAGTAAAGCAGATGATAGACGTAAAGCAAAGGCTGCTAAGGCATACCAACTGTATGACCAACTAGGCAACGTGTTTGTGAATGACGGTATCATGGGTGCTGTAGATGGCATCAAAGATTATGTATTTGCTGCAGCATCTGACCCTACAAACTACATTGGTGTAGCTACTGGTGGTATAGCTCGTGCTGGTGCCGCTGGTCTTAGCGTTACTGGTAAGCAACTAATCAAAGCATCTG